AGTCCACGAATACCATTATCAGAAGATGCTCCGGCATAAAAATAATTTCCAGCTGCGTCCGTGCGTTTTACATCTAATTTAGATGCAGGCGACGAACTACCAATCCCACAATTTCCACTTGCGTCAACAGTGACGCGCTGCGTTCCACCCGTTGTGATCGCTAACTGATCAGCTCCAGGTGAAAAGATACCAGTATTAGTATCAGTCCCAGGTAGCAAACTTGGTGCGGATGCACTACCCAGTGGGAAGCTAACTTTGCCATCAGCACTAATCAGACCAGTAACACCCAAAGTCGAATCAAGTGTTGCCGCACCAGTTACGTCTAACGTTCCAGGAACATCAACGTTGCTCGTAAACTCAACGTCTGATCCATTCGACGCAGTCTGCAGCAGTTGACGTGCAGTGCCGTTTGCAAGCTTGCTGACTGCAATCTCTGCACTTGCATTAATGTCTGCATTGACGATCGTGCCGTCAGTCAACATCGCGCTAGTAACAGTCCCGGTGTCTCCCGTCGTGACGACAGCGCCAGTGACATTTGGCAGCGTGATTGTGCGATCAGCAGTTGGATCGACAACCGTCAGCGTTGTTTCAAAAGCGTTCTCAGTTGCACCTTCAAAAACGACATTTGCATCATTCAGCGTCAGGTCGCCAGTCATCGTGTCGCCACTTTTGGCAACCTTCTCAGTGTCAACCTCAGCGATTGCCGTCTGAACGTTGTTCGCTGCAATCGTGCCAACAGGCGTAAAACCAACATTTGATGCAACCTGTGCCGTTACCGTTTCGGAAACGTCAATCAGCTTGTACTCGGTGCCAGTGCTAAGGATGAAGTCAGGTGGCGCTAAAGAAACGGCTGGAGCGGGTGACGTACCAGTGCCGCCAACATCAACAACAACGTAGAAATTTTTATTGGTGTTAGAAGATGCAGGTAAGGCTTGACCAACAACAAAACCAGCACCAGTGCCGTCAGAAGTGACAGAACTGATAAGATTGGTTGTTGCGTTGTACGTTCCAGCAAAAACAATTTCACCGGCACTAATGCCGATTGGCTGGAAGACGTTGCCATCCCACAGACTCAAGTCTCTGGTTAATGGATTGAAGAACAGTTGGCCGATGTAATCAGCCGTCGGGTTTGTCTCACCGATTTTTGCCGACGCATAATCAGCCAGCTTTGCGCCAGTGACCAAGTTGTCAGCAATACGTGCCAGCGGGATATTGCCCGAGGTCAACAGATCTGCGCTGTGGTTCGGCAGATCACTAGCTGCAAGGGTTGAGCCTGCAGTGACCAGGCCAGTAGCTGCAACCGTCACTTTGGTGTAAGTGTCAGCGGTGACGGTGTTGTTGATCGTCAGGTTGCCTGACCCATCAACAGTCAAGCCAGTGCTAGCAATAACGCCACCAACGGCGCTTGCTGTTGCAATCGGTAGATCACTAGCAGCTAAAACACGACCGCCAGTAATCAGACCTTTGGCGTCATACGTGACGACATGATGGGTTGAGCTAGCGGTGACATCGTTATTGACTTCGATGGTATTTGCATCCATCCGCAAGCCTTCGCCATTAACAACAACACCACCCTTTGCAGAGCTAGTTGCAACCGGCAGATCGCTTCCATCAATAACGCGATAACCAACCGCACCAGCAGCCCCAGTCGGGCCAGCTAAGAATTGATTGGCGGACGAAGTGTTATCGATCGTTGCGTTAAGCGTGACCGTGTCGCCACTGACGCTTGAAACGATATTGATCTCACCAGTCGTACTGCCGCTGACAGTATTGACAGAACCAGCAGCCTTCAGGCTTTGCCACGCTGAACCGTCCCATACATACAGCTTGTTGTCATCAGTATCAAAAGCAAGCTGACCAGTAAACGCACCAGCACCTGGCAGCGTTGTCACCAGATCTACCGTTGACTCATTGCCCAGCTTTGCCGCTGTAATCGCGTCATCTGCAACCTTTGCTGTAGTGACAGCAGCATCAGCCAAAGCGGCTGTGGCAATATCACCCGCACCAAATAAAATCTTGGCACCTGGGATCGTGTCATCACTGATGACCGTCACGCCGTTGGCGATCAGATCTGAAACCGTAATTTTCTTTGTCTCGCTGGCTGAGTCATCAACAATCGCTAGCGCGTCAGCCGCAACAAGATTGCTACCAGCAAGGGCGCTGAGTTCACTGATTTTCAGATCAGCCATGAGCCTTGGCCCTCCTGGGCTTAATTGTCGGGACTTTCAAGCATCAGCTTAGCTGTGCCATCTTGGTCCAAGAGTATGTCATCGCTATTTTCTTGCAAGATCGCTTTGAATGGCGTCAAGCTGACTTTGAGGCTGACATCACCAGTCGTGATAAAATCTGCTGTAATTTCAACAACATCTGACGGCGTAAATTGTGTTGCGCAAGCCGTTAATACCCCAGTAAATTCATACCAGATCTCATCATTTGAAGCCTCAAACGATCCGCTTGGGCTTTGGCCATCGGCCTTTAAATAAAACCTTGCCTTGAATTGTGAGCCCACTTTTGTGCGCAACGCAAGCTGCACTAGGTATTGGGGCAGTTCCTTAACGGTTTCGCCTGCATATTCCCAAAAACATGACATCCGGCCAGAGCCTGACATCAGCGTTCCGATGCGGCTGCGAAACTCATCAGACAGGGTTGTTGTGTCTACTGTCTCGCGTTCAGTGTTCAGTTCGTACGAATTAACTTGAGCCAAGATTTTAAAATCTGAGTTTTCAACCTTGACCCTGATTGGGATGTCCGCGCCAGGAACGGCTAGTGCTGTTGCATTTGTCACCCCACCATTGATTGCATTAGCGAAAGTGTCATAAAGACGAACACCCCCAAGATCGTCAATGTGCAAAAACTTTTTGACGCTTGTGTTTGTGTAGCCAGAAATAAAAGATAATGCAGCGCCATTGGTGCTTGTAATCTCAACTTGATCACCAGTCAATAACTGACCATGCTTGAAATCAAAACTAAATCGTTTACGTGTTGCGTTAACATCGCCGGTATTAACTGTAGAAAACAGCTCGCCACCATCAAACTGCCGTTGCAGTTCGACTTTGCCAAACATTCCTAAATAGACGCTCATTAGACCGAGGCGGCAGACAACGCACCAGTGCCGATAAACGAAATCTCAGCACGCGCCAGATCAGCCGTAGCAGCACCGATGTTGGCACTTGTAACGTATGCCGTCATTTTGATGTCGTTATTGTCCGTTCCATCCACCCAGCGGAACGTCAGCTCAACAGTGTCGCTAGACGAAACACCCGCCGTCCCAGTCTTGACAAGCTTGTTCAGCAGGCTGCTGGTGTTAATGCTGCCGTCGTCTTCCTTGTAATACAGCAAGGTTGCGCTGCCGGTATAACCCAAAATGCCAGGGCTATAACTACGAATATTGTCGCCAAGCGTTGTTGTTTCTAACGTCTCAAGACTTGACTGAACAGAAAAACTCACAACTTTGGCCAAGGTCGAGCCACCCACCTGCATGACGCCATCTCTGCCGGTGTAGACCTTTGCCATCAGAGAACACCAATCAGATTAATGGTAACAGTGCTAGTACCTGGCCGCACCTGCGTAATTTGCGGTGGCCCTTCGTACCGATACTTGTTGCCCTGAGCTGTGGCGTCCAATGCGGTGCTTGTGCCTTCCCAGCCTGACTTTGCATTTGCATCAAGGTCAAACGTTTGAAATGAGCCTTTCACTTCGTCGTAATGAGCGATGAAGTCATCAGCCTGTGTGTCGGTGATGTTTGCATAGCTAAGGCTCAGTTTCATGTTGGTGCGCCTGTCGCCATACAAGATCCGAGTTTCAGCCCCGTTTTGCGCCTTGTACGTCTTAATTGCATAGTCGCCAGCCTCAAAGCTGCGGCTAGTTGGCTTGTGAGAAGGGAAGGCCATTAGAGCCGATCAAGGACAAAAGAGCTGTCACTAACAATAAGCGCGTTCATTCTGCTTGCGCCTCGGACATCACAAGGATGCTCTGAAGCTACGACCTGGACCGTACCATCATCAGCCA